TATGAATAACAGCATGACGTATCAAAATATTATTGATGGTCGCCGTGAGTTTATGGCTTACTCATTACAGCCGTACATCTGTGCAATAGAGGATCGTTTATCTATGAACGATATAACTAACTCAGCTAACCAAGTGCGCTTTGCTGTTGATGACTCTTTCCTACGTGTAGATGCAAAAGAGCGTTTAGAGATTATAGAAAAAATGCTTGCCCTAGATTTAATCGATGTAAACCAAGCACGACAAATGGAGCAACTCACACCGCTAGGAGATACAAGTGCTATTAACGTTTAGTCAAGAAATCCAAGCAGCCGATACAGAGCGCCGGATAGTATCGGGGCTTGTTGCACCATACGGCGAGATCGGCCACACATCCGCTGGGCCAGTTATGTTTGAGCGCGGCTCAATCACTTACGCTGAGGCCTCAAAAATTAAATTACTAATGCAGCATCAACAGGATAAGCCTGTTGGTCGCGCTATTGCTTTTAGTGACTCTACAGAGGGCGTGTACGGATCCTTTAAGTTATCGAGCAGCACTCGAGGACAAGATGCGCTCGTATTAGCTCAGGAAAACCTAGTAAGCGGCTTATCCGTAGGGGTCGATGTTACGTCCTCTAAGCCAATGGGTGACTACCTGTTAGTAACGGCGGCGGTCCTCAAAGAGGTAAGCCTCGTAGAGAGTGCGGCCTTTTCTAGCGCATCCGTAACTGATATTGCAGCAGCTCGGGCCGAGTTAATTGCTGCGACAAGCACAAAAGAAAAAGTAACAACTATCTCTACAACCATTGTAGAGACTGAAACCGAAACCGAAAGTGAGGAAGCTGTGACTACAGCCCCTGAAAATACACCGGATGAAACTCCGGTCGAAGCATCTAGCGAGGCTGCACCAGTTGAAGCAGCTCGCAAAATTATCCGTCCATCAGTTTTAGACTCTCAAAGAGTACGTACACCTATTACGTCTATGGGTGCATATACAGAGCACAAAATTAAAGCTGCACTTGGCAATGACGACTCGAAGCTTTATGTAACAGCTGCAGATGATTCATTTGCTACTAACCCTGCATTTAATCCAACTCAATACCTAACCGAGTTTGTAACTAATACTCGTTTTGGCACCCCGACAATTGATGCCTGCTCACAGGGGGTCTTGCCTGATAACGGGATGACGATTTCTGTACCTTCACTTGTTACTTCTGCAGCAGGAGGTTCAGGTGTTGCACCTGTCGTAACTGTTGAGGCTGAAGCTGGCAACGTACAAAATACAGGGATGGTGACAGAATATTTATCTGGAACTGTATCTAAGTACTCAGGCATGAATACACTGAGCGTTGAGCTTCTCGAAAGAGCGGGATATCCTGGCTTTTATTCAGAACTTACACAACAACTGCAAAATGCTTATTTAACAGCTATTGACACAGCTGCACTAACAGCATTACAAGCTGCTGGTACTTTTGCTTCAGCAACAACAGCAGATAGCGCTGGCATTATTTCATACTCATCAGAAGCAGCGGCTGCTATCTATAAGAACACTGGTTACTTTGCACAAAATTACATCGGTAACCCATCACAGTACCAAGCCCTACTTGGTGCAGTAGATACAACTGGTCGCCCAATTTATAACGCAACTCAGCCAATGAACGCGGCTGGACAGGTTGCACCTTCATCTATCCGTGGCAACGTACTAGGCCTTGATCTATACGTAGACAAAAACTTTACTGCAACTACATTTGATGATAACTCAGCTGTAATTCTTGCACCTGAAGCATTTACTGTTTACCGCGGACCGCAGGCATTTATGTCTGTAAACGTGGTGTCAAATCTTCAAGTACAAATTGCTATTTATGGCTTTATGGCAACTATTGCGAAAATGCCATACGGCATTATTAAGTACGCAAAAATCTAAATAGAAAAACCCTAATAGTCGGTAGGGCTCTTAGCCCTTTGAGCCCTACCGGCCCTATTAAGTAAAGGAGTAAATAAGTGCCAGCTACATACGTCACCGAGGCAGAGCTAAGAGCTAACCTCGGGATCGAAAGCCTTTACTCGTCCGATATTGTCGAGACATGTTGCCAAGCTGCACAAGATTTACTTAATCAATTTTTATGGTTTGACTCTGCACCAGTCGTAGGCACAGCGCTACAAAATAACGTGGCTACAGTTATGGTTGCTAACCCAGCAATCTTTAGTACTGGTGACTCTGTAACCTTGAGTGGGTGCGGCTCAACCTTTAACGGTACCTATACGATTACTGGCACGATCCCATGGACAGCCGGAACTACTACACAGTTTCCATCTATAGCCTTTAACACTTACGCCTTTAACTGGCCTAAGGGTTACAGCTTTATCCAATTTGCTAAGACAGCCGCTAACGCTAATTTTACTCGAGTGCTTCCTTACGGCTCAGCTGTAGGAGCAGACACAAAGACAAACACCTACGCGACTACGCCAAGTGTAAGAGAAGCGGCCATGATTTTGGCCGTAGACATTTTTCAGGCCCGGCAGGTTAGCCAAACCGGCGGCGTATCAATTGATGGCTTTAGCCCTAGCCCTTACCGTATGGGCAACTCAATGATCTGCAAGATCCGAGGCTTAATTGCGGGGTACACAAACCCCAACTCGATGGTCGGATAATGACAGCTGCAATAACAACGCTAAGAGCCTCACTAGCTGCCGCTCTTGCCTATCCGGCGCTTTACAGCGTGTACGCCTATCCGCCAAGCACGATTACAGCCAATAGCGTAATGATCGTACCTAACGATCCGTACATTACTCCTACAAATAATACAAATATTGGCATCTCACCGATGGCTAACTTTAAGGTTATTTTTAATGTGCCAATGCTCGACAACGCCGGGAACTTACAAGGTATTGAAACTTTAGCGGTCGCTGTATTTGCCAAGTTAGCGGCTTCAACAATCGTAATGAATATTGCAGCTATGAGCGCTCCGACTGTGTTAGAAGCACAAAGCGGCACACTCTTAACGGCATCTTTTGACATCCAAATACTAACGAGCTGGAGTTAAGCATGAGCCTAACAGACGAGGATATTGCCTTTCTTATCAAGATAGGGCAGATCACAGAAGCACCAAAAAAAGAAACAAAAACTAAAGACACATCTACAGATAAAACCGAGGAGTAAAAAATGGCAGTTTATTTATCCAATGGTGTCGTGGTCACGCTTAACTCAATAGCACTATCTGATCACGTCACAAGCGCAACTATTAACCGAGTATTTGACGAGCTAGAAGTAACAGCTATGGGCGATACAGCTCATAAGTTTGTTAAGGGTTTAGAGGCAAGCACTATCTCGCTTGACTTCCTATCCGACACAGCGGCAGCTAACGTAAACGCAACTTTGCAGGCAGCGTGGGGTACGACTGTACCAATCACACTTAAGCAGACAAGCGCGGCTACATCTGCAACTAACCCTCTATACAGCACAACAATCTTGGTAAATAACACTACCGATATTAATGGCGCTGTTGCAGACATCGCTACACAGAGCATTACTTTTACATGTAACTCACCAATCGTAATTACTACTACCTGATAAAAAAGAAAAGGGGCTAACAAATGGCACGACTCAAAATAACCCGGGCAACTGGCGAAGTAACCGAGCACCAAATAACGCCAAAAATTGAGTACGCCTTTGAGTTATATGCAAAAAAAGGTTTCCACAAAGCCTTTAGAGATGACGAGAAACAGAGTGATGTGTATTGGTTAGCCTGGGAGTGCTTACGCACAAACGGCGAAACCGTACCGATGTTTGGGGCAGAGTTTTTAGATACGTTGGCTAAGGTCGATGTATTGGATGATCTGCCTTTAGCTTAGGGCGCGACACGCTAACTTATTTGGTAGCTCAACTATCAGTAAGGCTGCAGGTCGCGCCTCAAGCGATACTCGATCTCGATACAGAGATGTTTAAGATGTTAGTAAAAGTGCTTAACGATCAGAGTAAGGAGTTAAAGGATGCCAACAGAAATAAAAGGCGCCGTTGAACTCCGGCTTGCCTTACGTAAATTTGCTCCTGATCTATCTAAGGAAACACAAAAGGAGATGGCGGTAGCCTTAAAAGGTATAGCTGTTATCGCTCGAGGCTTTGTACCCTCAGATAGTCAAGTGCTTTCTAACTGGTCAAAGCCAATCTCATCCGAGAGCCTTACCTATCGGCCCTTTCCTCGCTTTAGCTCTTTTGAGGCCAAGCGCGGTATTGGCTATAAGACAACGCCCTCTAAACCTAATCGCTCCGGCTTTGTTGCTTTAGCGCGGCTTATTAACGCCTCAGCCTCAGGTGCTATCTATGAAACAGCTGGGCGTAAAAACCCTCAGGGCCAGCCTGTCTTTCAACGTACGCGCTTTACTCCGGCTAATTACCGTGAGGATCGCCGGGGCTTTAACAAGTCACTTAACCCGGATGCAGGCAGACAATTTATTGAGAACTTAAACTCAACAGGAAAACTAGCCAATGCTCGCCCTGTTGGATTAAAGGGTAGGCCAAGCCGTAAACAGACTGGCCGCTTAATTTTTAGAGCTTGGTCTGAGGATAACGGTAAGGCTAACGAGGCAATTGTTAGAGCTATAGAAAACTCAGCTGTTAAGTTTGATGAAACTATGAGAAAGGCTAGCTAATGGCATCCGACATAGTTATAAATATAGCCAGCCAATTCACAGGTAAAAAAGCCTTTAAGCAAGCAGACACGGCTACAGAAAAACTAAACAAAAGCGTTAAGAAGTTAGCAAGTGCTATTGGCCTTGCATACGGCACTACAGCCGTTATTGCTTTTGGCAAGGCATCTGTTAGGGCTGCAGCTGCCGATCAGAAGGCTCAGCAACAGTTAGCCCTAGCTCTTAAAAATGTGGGCCTTGGCCGCGATGCTTCATCTAGCGAGGCGTACATACAGCGCTTGCAGTCTGAGTTTGGCATAATTGACGACAAGCTACGCCCTGCCTATCAGACCCTAGCGGTAGCAACTAGAGACACAGAGCAAGCGCAGAAACTATTAAACCTTAGCCTAGATATTAGTGCCTCAACTGGCCGCGATTTAGGCAGCGTGACAGGAGCGTTAAGTAAGGCTTTTTTAGGTAACAATGCAGCGTTGTCTAAACTAGGCGTAGGCATCTCTAAGGCTGATCTTAAGGCTAAATCTTTTGATGATGTAGTAGGTCAATTAACTACAACTTTTGCCGGATCCGCTACAGCTGCCGCTAATACCTTTCAAGGCTCAATAGACAAGTTAGGCGTAGCCTCTGCCAACGTTAAAGAGATTATCGGTACTGGACTAATCGATGCCCTTAAAAATCTAGGACAAGATACAAGCATCTCAGATCTTGCTAGCAATATGGAAAAGACAGCTACATACCTTGCAGATGTTATTAGGGGCGTAGGGGTCCTATCTAGCAAGTTAAAAGATATACCTGTACTAGGTGGCCTTAACGTAGGCATGATCCCAATCGTGGGCTCCTACATTGAGTTACTACGCAAGGCTGGCACACAAACAGCGGAGTTAACCTCAGCTGATAATGCTCATTTAAAATCATTACAAAACTCTTTTAAGATTAGCACTAAGACCCTTGCTAACTCTAAGGCCCTTACGAAAGAGACGGCAGCGCAACTTAAGGCCGCTAAATTAAAAAATGCTGTAGATAAGGCTAACGCTGCACTAGGCGCTGGCGCTGATGTGTTTGATATGGATCAAATACAAATTGCTGCAGCTCTTGCTAATCAGGCTGAGCAGTTAGGCAAGAGTACGAGCGCGGCTCAGATGCTTGCTATCTCTAATGATATCGCTCGCCTTAACGTTAAGCGCTCTATGTATGAGCTTGAGCAGGCTATCGCTGCCGGTGATGTTGCAGCTATTGAAGCTGCCACGTCTAAACTAAATGCCGATCTTAAAATACTAGGCGCCTTGACAGGACAAAAGGGAACTCTTAGCGAGATTAAATCAATTTTAGATAGCCTTTTGCCTAAAGATTTAATCAATCTACAAAATCTTAGAGATGCTATTGCTTTACTAGCTCAGATAAGTACACCCTCTGCCGGAGGCGGTGGTAATGGCTTTATACAAACTCCTAACGGCATATCGCCTACTACTCCGCCGCGCAGTATCGCCGACATAAATGCAGCTACAGAGGCGTTAGGAGGAGTGCCTACTTACATAGGACCGGGCGGTATTGAGTACACACCGGATGAGGGATTGCTAAGCGGTATTAGCCCAGGCGGCAGAGAGTTTAATTTTAGCGTTGTTGTAAACGCAGGTGTAGGAGATCCAAATGCTATAGCCGAGGCAGTTAATCAGGTTATACAAGATGCTGTAGATCGTGGCACGTTAAGAGGCGGAGCCTACTAATGACCGCGT